CACTGTCCTGCTTTGCCGCCCTTAGTTCCTGCTTTTATTTTGTTAAACAATCTTTTACGCATTGTAGGCTTGGTGTAGTTACCTGCCTCGTTGACTGTTGATTTTTTTTTCTTAGCCGCCATTACTTACTCCTCAACCAATGTATATACTTTTAACTTCTGTGCTTTACCTTTAGCCTCAATGGGCGATAGTGGCTTTAGCTTAATACTAGATCCTTTCCTAGTGCTAAACCCTATCAACACATCTACACCTGCCGCCTTAGTACCTGACTCAAGCCTAGCCGCAATGTTTACTGCGTCACCGATAGCAGTGTAATCAAACCTTTGCTCTGATCCCATGTTACCTATGATTGCCTCGCCGCTGTTAATACCTATCCCAATCTGGATGGGCGGTAATCCCTTGGCCGCAAACTCTACGTTCAACTCTTCCATATTTATTGCTATTTGTTTAGCACACTCTATGGCTTTGTCTTCGTGGCCTTCTAAGTCTAGTGGCGCTCCGAAGATAGCCATCATCGCGTCTCCGATGTATTTATCTACTGTGCCTGAAAATTTTGAAACCGCTGATTGTTGGGCCGTCAAAGCTCTGTTCATAATGTAGGTTACTTCTTCTGGGGTTACGCTCTCTGATAGGGCTGTGAAACCTCTTACATCTGTGAACAAGAACGTACAGTACCTCTTCTCGCCCCCAAGCTTTAGTAACTCTGGGTTATCTTGCAAGCGTTTGACCTGTCGTGGGTCTAGGTAATGCTCAAATTGCTTCTTGATCTGTTGCCGTAGTTTGTACTGTTCTTTGTAGTTGAGGTAGAATGTTGTTGAAGCTACTACAAACTCAGAGATCAGCGGCCATGTAACATCAATCAGTATTCCGTTTCGTATCAGGTAAACTCCTAGCAGTGCAGTACTAGACATGACACCTACAGATAGAATTAAACCTGCATAGACTCCTAAGTAATTAAGAGCTAGAAAAACTAAGAACACTCCTACTAAAAAAACCACTGCCTCACAAAACACAGCGATAGGCGGGATAGCGGGCATACGTTTATTGGAGGCGTGTAGTACAGTTTCAACTAACGCCGCCTGTATCTGGTGCGGATACAACAGCCCTTTAGGAGTAGCAACCTGCGGAAGTATCCCCTTAGCGGTGGTTCCTACTATCACCATCTTTCCTTCTACATCCATCTTATCTAGGGTAGTGCTGTCTGCCTCTACCCAGTTTACCCATACTCTGCCGTATCTGTCTGTGGGTATAGGGTTTAACTGCTTGACGCGCACCTCTTGTATTCCACTGACGCTAGTTTTAATAACGTAGGTGTTTGTTCCTGTAACCGCCTTGAGTAACTGCGTACCGAAGCTTGCCATCCAACCGTCTGGACTTCTCATTAGTAGCGGCATACGTCTGACTAAGTTATCTACATCCACTGGCGCTGATACTATCCCTTGCAACGATACGTCTCTAAGGACTTTAATGTTTTGCGTAACTCCTGTAGCTTCTATGCCGCCAACGTCATCACCTAGTATCACTGTGCCTTCTGTTTGAGGTATTTCTTTATAGCCCTCAGTTTCAAACATAGCAATTACTGAAGGATAATACGACAAAGCTCTTGCAAAAATACCATCACCGCCAAACCTGTCTGGCTCACTGAAGACTGCAACCCATGCAACAGACGCGGCCCCTGCATTCAGTAGGTCTACGTGGATCTCAGCCAACCTTTCTCTGGGAAACGGCCAACCACCCTCGTTATGTATATCTTCTTCTGTCAAGTTGAGCAGGACTATATTTCCTGTAGGCTCCTCAGTCTTAACAAGGGCATCAAAGGTTCTGAGCTTTATAACCTCAACCAGTGTGGGCTGATATACTAAGGCCGCAAACAGAAGCGCAACAACAAGCCCTATAATTATTTTCTTCATTATCCTTCCTGCGTAATCCTAATTACAGAATCACCTCCGTTGATCTTCACAGTATTAGAGATCCCATCTTGAATCAGTATCACTGTGTAGCCCCCTGTAGTGTCTAAATCTAATCGCGTGTACTCACTTACGTTTCTAATCAGGCTTATTATCTGTCCTGTTATAAGAGCAGTTATCTGTGTCTCAGGGTCTGTACCTAAAGATGTTCCTGATATAGTTACGCCTGAAACCTGTGCTAAACCATCCTTCTCTTCTTGTACAGCCAACACATCTAATATGTTTAACAAGTCTTCAAGGTAATTAACATCTAGAAAATTTATATCTAGCTCAGTAAACTCAAGGCTGTCATCTTCTAAAAAGTCTTCGTCTAGGTAGTCTATGTCTAGCTCATTAAAGTCTAGGATGTTTGCTGTCTTTGCAACTCTTTCTTCAGCTACTACCGCTTCCTCTTTTGGGGGTGTAACAATAAGCATGTTATCAATAAAGTCTAGAGTTAAGTCTAGTATTACAGGCTTAGAGGGCGCTGACTCAAACACCGACACCGTTGTTGCTTGGTAGGGCTTGTTCAACAACACACTGCCTGTAGCGGTCAACACTTCTATCTCTCCGCTTGATACACCAAACTTATTGGGCAAGAGTATAATCAGACTGCGGCCTAATTCGTCTACTGTGGCCGTGAAGTCCGTGCCGCGAATTGCAATATCTGCCGTAGGAGTTCTTAACTTTATATTTTTTTTATCTATCTGGCCTAGCTTACCGCTTATAAACCGTGCAGTTCCTAGTCCAAACGTAAGAGCCATCTTAGACTTGCTTGGGTCAGGATCATATATGTACTTATCTATTGTTAGCTGTGAATGCTCTGTAAGCTTTACAACTGAGTCATCAAGAAACGTAATAGCCATCCTGCCATTCGCGGTTACTGCTTGATCGTTGGTCTGAACGGCAAACTTTAAGTCTGCGACAAGAGGTGCTTGTTCTCTTTTAATTTGTGCGTATCCAGATACCTCAGACACCCCCCCTATCTTAGCAAGAGAGGCTTGTACCTTGATCGTTTTGAATGACACACACAGTACCGCCAGAACCAGTAGAAAGTATTTTAAGCCAGTCATTATCTTGGGTACTCAGTTGTTGTATATTAAATGTTCGGCTACCTCCTGTTTGATCAAGATAGAAATAACCTCCTGCGCTTGCAGTCACACCTGTACCTGTATATGTTAACGTGTTATCAGAACCATCAATGTCTATGTACTGGGTAGCACCATCAATATTTATTGAAGAGGTAATGGTGTTGTTTGAACCTTGTATAATCCAATCAAGATCAAGGGTTGCCGCTAAAGCAGTAGTGCCTTGATTGAGTGTCATTGTGTTGCTTGCCCCCGTGACTGAAACATTTTGATTTGAACTATTAGCCCCGTAAGTATTGGTTGGATCTACTTGAATTGTAAAAAGATTGCTTGAGCCTACAAAATTATATAGCCCTGTAAAGCTATCAGCATAGATGTCGCCAAAGAATTTGTTAGTGTTGCCTATCATATTAATGTCAAGCGTTAAACTAGAGCCATCTAAATCAAGCGGAGTTAGATTTCCTGCGCTTGAGCTTAAACCACCAATCAAGTTACTGGTGCCTAGCTGTTCTATGTCAATATTGGCCGTTGCGCCCGACTGCTCAATGTACACCTCGTTATCGGCACCATAAGCAACACCACTAAAGAGCAAAATTAATAGGCCGTTATTTATCTTTTTCATAAGTCCAAAACCCTCTGTTGTATCCAATGTTTATTAACTCTAGTACGGCACCTTCTATTGCTTTCATTAATGCTATCGTGGTTGACTCGTTGCGCGAGTTACCTGCTTCAATTTCAACAAGCTCCGTACCCATTTCTATAAATTTAAAAACATCATCTGATTGTCCATAACTAAACACTGTTTTCTGACTCATTACTTCTACAAGTATTTCTCCTGTAGCTACGGACACCATCCTTAATGACACCGTAATGTTATCTTCTCTGTACTGTGCGCTCTTGCCTATGCCTAAATATCTAGCGCCAACTCCACCAGTGCTTAGGTTTGAATCATAAGCGATAACTGCGCCTTCTAGTAACACACCTGCAAATAATAGAGGTGGTACTTTCTTAGCTCCACCGTCATTAGAAACCTGCTCTCGCGCTGAGCGTATTAACTGTCTTTCTTTTGTCAGGTTATCTAAGCCTACGCGCTCTACAACTCTAAAGAACTTGCCGTTGCTTGCGTGTTTCAACGCCCTTATTAACAAGGCGCTAGGTTGCTGTGTCACAGCCGTAGAGAAGAGAGCAAAAGAACTGTTGCTTTTCCTCTGTCCTGTCTGGTCTGTAAAAGAACTAGGATAAACCGCAACTACAGGCTGTACTACAGGAGCTACAGCGTCCCTTAAAGCATGTGATTGAAGTTCATTTATCCTAACTACATCGTTTGCACTAAACCTTTGGTTATAAGTATCTTCAAACTGATCAAAGACTGAACAGCTAGAAAGTAAAAGTACCAATGGGTAGAGTAATCTCTGTCGTATTTCCATTTGCATCCGTTATTATTAGGGTTATAAAATCACCGTCAATGGTGTACGTAATGGTGTTGCCCTCTAGCTCAATCGTTCCCCCTGTGCTTGCTGTTTCGCCGAAGAGGTTGTTAACTAACTGGCGACTAAGCTCTGCGTAGATGCGTGATTCTAAGTTACGTATAAACCTTGCAAGTGTAGTGTTCTCTGCATCGCGCTCAAGCTCTTCTTGATACGCTTTAATCTCATCAGCTATATCTGACTTGCGATTAAATTCTTGGTTCTCAATTGTCAGGTAGTGTGAAGAAGTATTCACGCCATTAAAACTAGGGCTTTTAAACTTGTGTGTTATTTGATCACCCGCTACAGAGCTACAGAATACTGTTGCTACAACTAAGTATTTAATCTTTTCTCTGATCATCTCTATCTGCCTTTGCTAATCTGTCAGTCTGCAATAACTGCGGAACACCAAGCACCGTTTTGAGTAATACATCTTGACGGATAATTTCGTTGTCAACAGACCTGACTCTATCTATAAGGGATATTAAGATACCGTGTTGTCCGTCTAGCTTACCACCCAACCGCTCTTCTAAGTGGCTTATAGCTTCTAACAGTTTGTCGTCTAGTGTATCTACTTTAGTTTCTAGGCCATCAATGATACGGTTAATTAGCTTCCAGATAAACATGCCTAGTCCTAGCGCCGCCGCAATTGGAAAGCCTACTTCATTTATAAGGGTAACAACACTATCCATCTATTAGTAACACCACAACACTGGTTTAAAATCATCGCGCACATCTACGTGTACAAAAGTCTTAGCAACTCCAACGCCTACAAAGCCCAGTGAAATTGCTTTAGCTACAAGTTGCATACGCTGTCGTCCACCACTTACATAAATGTCTGCGGCAATGCCCTGTGCATGAGTGCCGGGATTTTTTTTAGATTTCTCAATAGTATGGTTAGGACTTCTGTAGCCGCTTGTAATGTTAAACGGAAAGCCACAAGCTTCACGTAGTTTGTCTAACTTGTGTATAAACTCTATGCTCATTTCGTTCTCGCCAGTTTGTTGGCAGTCGAAGTCTGAGAGTTTGAAGTATTTAAATTGTTCTGGTTTCATTTAAACTGGCCCTTTGTTGTCTGTATTTAAAGAAGAAAGATTTCCTAAGTTAATAGTAACTTCGCTTCCTTCACCTTCTTGACTTCCAAATTCTCTAGCAACATTTCTAGCCTGACCATAAAGACTTGGCCCTGCATTCTTAACGCCTCCAATAAATCTAAGAAGACTTGACTCGCCTGTTGAGTCATTAAAATTATATTGGTCTGTAATTATTGTATTACCTTCTGCGTCTTCTTTAAAACTAGCTTGTCCTAGTGTAGTCTTCATAGAATATGCAGGGTCTGAAAGTTTAGATATAAAAGCTTGTGGCCCACCACCACCGCCCACATCACGATACTGACTCTGGCCTTTTTTATGAGTTGCGTAATCGCTATATTCAATAGCAGTACGACCTTCTTTTTTAGCTAAGTTAACTGCATCAATAAGTGCTTTCTTTTCGTCTTCTTGCAAGTTATTTTCAGTTAAGTCTGCTGTGCCTCCAGTTACATCATATGCAAGTTGACGTATGTTTGTAGGTACAGCATCTCTAATAGTGTCTCCTATAAAAGACGAAGCTTTAGAAAGTAAACCCCCTAAGTCTTTTTTAACCCTGCCACCTGCGGCCATGTTTAACACTCTCATAGGATCATCCGCGTCCATGTACGCAGTCCCTGCGCCTTCGTTGTACGGTAAGCCTGTGAGTTTATTTATACGCTCGTCAGGTTCTATAGGCGCATTAGGCACAGGTGTGGATACTTCGCCTCCTGTAGCTTTAGGCATTAGCCCCAGTTCTTCACGCTCTTCAGGTGTTAAAGGCGGGTTAGATTCTAAGAAAGAAGTGTCGGTATCAACTTTTATACTTCCTTCTGGCGCACTAAAATTATAATTTTTTAAATTTCCTAACGTAAGAAGATCCATTTCCTCGTAAGCTTTCCATTGCTCAAATTCAGCTTTGTTTATTCCTCGGCTAAAACCTTCTATAAATTCAGGAGTTTGTCGAGCAAGTGCTTCAAGCCTATAGGCAGTAGGATCGTAACGCGGAGCTAGGGGTACAAACCGCCCCTCTAAAATACTCCCCGCTTTAGCAGGAGAAATTTTATTTTTTATTAAAAGCTCAAAGGCTTCTTCAGGGGTTTTTATTCTAGCGTATGCTGAAGCCTTAATCCACAAATCTTGTTGATACTGAAACTCAACAGCATTTGTTCTATAAAAGTCTCGCGTCATCTCTTCATCTGTGCTTTCTAAATTCACGCTATCTGTTCTGTTCTGATCATTCTGAAGCTTGTAATCTTCAATCGCCCACTTTAAATACTCATCTGCAAGATAGGGTTCCTTTTTAATTCCAAACTGTTCTAGTTTAGCGTACTCAGGATCACGAAAACG